ATAGATAGAATAGATAGCAACAAAGGATACGTTTTGAGTAATATTCAACTAGTTCATAAAGATGTCAATGTTATGAAAAGTAAATACGATCAAAATTATTTTATTTCTACATGCCGCTTAGTGGCTAAACGCAACGAGGATTAATATGTCTGCTGAAAGAACATACCGAAGAGATAACGAAACGCGAAAAACAAAAGCAAAAATTAGAGCCGAGTCAAAAGCTGGGATGTATAAGGGCGGTGGGCTAGGACAAGCCAAAGGCCGAGAAATGGCTAAAAGGGTTAAGGCAGAAGATAAAAAAGATGCGCAAAAGTATGGTGGTATGGATATGCCTACTAAAGAGCAAGCTAAGAAGATGGCTTATGGTGGTAAAGTTAAGAAGATGGCTGATGGTGGCAAAATTCGGAATTCAAAACCTGTACCTATGCCAAATCCTAAAAGGTCTGAATTTAAAAGTAATATGCCACAAATAGACGGCGAGGCAAGAGAAAAAGCAATGAGGGAAAAGCTTAAGAAATCAACACCTAAAAGACCGAGATATGATTCTAAAAAAATATTAGATAAAATTACTGGTAGGTCTGCGTCAAGAAGGATAGCATCAGGTGGTAAAGTCAAGAAGATGGCTCATGGTGGATCTGTTAGTCGAGGCGACGGTTGCGCAGTTAGAGGTAAAACTAAAGGAAGGATGGTGTGATATGGGTATGTTTAAAAAAGTATTAAACGCAGTAAGTCCAGTAGCTAGTGTCATTAATAAGTCTGGCCCAGTAGCCAAAATGTTAGGCATGGAAAAGAAAAAAGGTATTAAGATGCCTGGTAGGGGCACTATGGGTAGTATGATGGCATCTCTCGCCAATGACCCAAAAGCTCAAAACGCACTTGAACAAGGTAAAGCCAGAATAGCTCCTGTAAAGGCTGCGGGTATGAAGAAAGGTGGTAAAGTTAAGAAAATGGCTTATGGGGGGAAAGTTAAGAGTGGGTCATCAGCTTCTAGACGTGCCGATGGTTGCGCTGTTAAAGGTAGAACTAAAGGAAGGATAGTCTAATGGCACTTCCAATATTAGCAGGATTAGCAGGTGCAGCGGGTAGAGCTGTGTTAAAGAAAATAGCTAAAAAGAAGGCTAAAAAACTAACTCCACCGAAAACAAAGAAAAACCCAACAAAAAAAGATATAGCAAAAGATATAAAAAAAGCAAAAGATTTTAAAAACAGCCCTGAATACGCTAAGGCTGTAGAAAAAATGAAGCAAGAAATGGTTAATAAAACGCGTAAGTTAGGAATGACTAAGAAAAATTCTAAAGCTTCGGGAGAGATGTTTAAGAAGCCTGGAGTTTCAGGAGGAATAACTAAAAAGAAGCCTGGAGTTTCAGGAGGAATAACTAAACAAATAAAGCCTGGAGTTTCAGGAAAGATAACTAAAAAGAAGCCTGATTTCGATAAGGACAAGGGAGTAATTCGAGGTAAAAATCCCAAAGGATCTACTGGAAATCGTAATACCCTTGGGGGACGTAGTGGAGAATCCAATACAATAAGGCTGTCTGATGAATTTAACGTAGATGATTTCAGCTTTTACAACAAGGGTGGTAAAGTTAAGAAAATGGCTTATGGCGGTAAGGTCAAGAAGACAGGTGCTCGTCGTGCCGATGGTTGTGCTGTTAGAGGTAAGACTAAAGGAAGGATGATCTAATGCCCCTACCTTTAGCTTTAGTCAAAGCGGCTACAGCAGCTTTAGTAAAACAAATGATGAAAAAAGGTTTGACTAAAAGTGAAGCAATAAAAGCTGTGGCCCAAACAAAAACGCCTAGACAAATTGAAAAAGTAGCTATGCAACAGGCTATACGTAAGGTCGGCAAGAAAGCAGGCGATGCGTACCAAGAACTTCTAAAGATGAATAAAAAAAAGCCCTCTAAACTTACGAAAGCAAAGATCTCTAAAGATACAATAGGCCCAGTGGCGGCTGGAGTAGCTATTCCTAGTTCGACAGGAGGAAAAAAAACTTCAACTTCAGAACCTAAGTATTCATTACCAACCGTAGATGTTCCTTCTCAAATTACTATGTCTAAAGGTGGTAAAGTCAAGAAGACAGGTGCTCGTCGAGGCGACGGTTGTGCTGTTAGAGGTAAGACTAAAGGAAGGATGATCTGATATGATGCCGTCCCGTGGTATGGGTAGTATGAACCCAAAGAAGATCAAGAAATTGGCTTCTGGTGGTTCAGTAACGCCTAAAAAACCTAAGAAATTAGCTTCGGGCGGTAAAACTAAACAACAAGGGCTTGCACCTTCTGGTGTTAGACATTCGGGCGAAGGTGTAAAAGGAAAAGGTTACTTTGGTAAGCTACCAATGTCAGATGGTAGAACTATGACTGAATATTCTATAAGTGAATCTATAGATAAAAAAATAGTAGAGATGCCTTCTGTTGTTCCGGGACTTACAAAGAAAGAGTTAAAGCACCTTACCGATGGAGGTAAAGTAACGCCTGCTATAAAAGACAAAGCGATTAAGCATGCGAAACAAAGAATAAAAGAAGGCAAAAGTCCATTTGCTGGGCCAACAGAACTCAGAAGGCCAAAACCTAAAGACGGATATTCTTTTTCAAAAGGTGGTCAAGCTAAGTCTAAAGTCAACGAAGCGGGTAATTACACCAAACCAGGACTACGCAAGCGTATATTTAACAGTATTAAAGCAGGTGGTAAAGGTGGTGCTCCAGGGCAATGGAGTGCTCGAAAAGCTCAGATGTTAGCTAAAAGATACAAAGAAGCTGGTGGAGGCTATAAGTCATAATGGCCCTCGCTAAATCACAGAAAAGTCTTAAGTCTTGGACGAAACAAAAATGGCGTACTAAAAGTGGTAAGCCATCAACCCAAGGTGCAAAAGCAACTGGAGAGCGGTATCTTCCAGAGAAAGCAATAAAAGCATTATCAGATAAAGAGTATGCAGCTACTACAAAGGCTAAGCGCAAAGCTAAAAAGTCTGGCAAGCAAGTTGCTAAACAACCTAAAAAGATTGCTAAAAAAGTAAGAAAGTATAGGAAGGTTACATGATGGCGACTACTCCAGGAATTAAAACTAAAACTAAACCTAAAACTCGCAAGGCTCCAGCTAAGCGAAAGACTGCAACCGCTCCAGTAGTAACGCAGACACAAGCACAGCTTGACGCACACGAAAGAGAATGTGCTGCTAGGTATTCTTCTGTATTAGATAAATTAGGTACTTTAGATAAACGTATGTTTCGTATGGAAGCCTTACACATGGCTTCTATTATTGCTGTTATCGGGCTAGTTTTAGCCACATTTTTAAAGTAGATACTCTATGACTACAACAGGTACAAGTACATTTAACCTCGACCTTAATAACCTTGTAGAAGAGGCGTTTGAGCGTTGTGGTGCGGAGTTACGTACGGGATATGAAATGCGTACCGCTCGTAGGTCTTTAAACTTACTAACTATAGAATGGGCTAATCGTGGCATTAATTTATGGACGATCGATCAAGGTAGCATCGCACTTACGCAAGGCACTGGTACTTATAATCTTCCTATCGATACTATTGATCTGCTAGATAGCGTCATCCGAACGGGTACTGGCACGAATCAAAACGACATAAACATCAGTAGAATTAGTTCTTCCACATACGCATCTATACCTAATAAGAACTCTCAGGGTAGACCGATCCAAGTATGGATAGACAGACAGTCTGGTGCAACAGAACCTACAACTGGGATAGCATACCCTACTATAAACGTCTGGCCTGTACCTAATAATGATAATTATACTTTTACGTACTGGAGGCTTAGACGCATACAAGATGCTGGTAATGGAGTGAACACTGAAGATATTCCGTTTAGGTTCTTACCCTGTATGGTTGCGGGGCTAGCTTACTATTTATCGTTAAAGCTACCTGAAGCTATGAATAGAATTGAAATGTTAAAAATGGCGTACGAAGAACAATGGAACTTTGCTTCAACTGAGGACAGAGAAAAAGCCTCTCTAAGATTAGCTCCTCGACAGATGTTTTATTAAAGTTATATGGCTAATAAATTTGCTTCTGGCAAAAACGCGATAGCAGAATGTGATCGTTGCGGTTTTAGATACAAACTCAAGCAGTTAAAAGAGTTAACTATAAAAACCAAAAATGTTAACATTTTGGTGTGTCCTACTTGCTGGGAGCCAGATCAGCCACAGAATCAACTGGGTATGTATCCTGTAGATGACCCACAGGCGCTACGTAACCCAAGACCAGACAATAGCTTTCCCCAATCAAGAGATATACAATGGGGTTGGAATCCAGTAGGACTAGATAACCCACTAGAACTAAGTGGGCTTGAAGACTATTTAGAAGCCGATGGTGCAATAGGAACTGTAACAATTACAACTAGTTAAGGATTTAATATGAAAGATACAGGGAAATTTAAACAGCCTCAACCAGTGCCTGTACCAAATGTAGACGGGTACCCAAACAATGTAGCAAATACTCAGACACAAAAGACTCGTGGTACTGGTGCGGCTACAAAAGGAACTGGACATAGCAAAAAGATGGGTTAAATGAACTACAATACTTTATTTAAAACGA